AAAGGTGGTAAAGTAGGTTATGCGGCAGGTGGCATGGCAACAGGTGTCGTGGCAAAAAAAGCAGCCAAAGGTTTGAAAAAAATGATTCAAAAAGCAAAAAATAAAATGGCTGATAAAGAAGGTAAAGCATTAGCTAAAGACAAAAAAGGTATGACAGCTGCTCAAATGAGTGATGCTAGAGGCAGAGCTATGAAAAAAGGCGGAGCTACTATGAAAGCTAAAGGCAAAAAAATGATGAACGGCGGTAAAGTCAAAGCATACAAGAAAGGCGGGTCAGTTAGTTCAGCATCTAAACGAGCAGACGGTATTGCTCAAAGAGGCCACACACGTGGTCGTCACGTTTAAGGAGAATTGAAATGGCAAGAGATCCAAGAAATTATACTAAAAAAGAATTAGGAAGAGATTTTACTATGTACGGCGCAGGACAAAGCAACCCTCAAGCTAAAAGAGCAGTGACTAGAAAATTAAAAGAAATGGGCTTAACTTCTACTCAAATTCGAGAAGCTTTTGAGACTCCTGTTTCAGGAAGTAAAGCCATAGGTAAAAGAAATGTATTATTAAGTAAAGGAAGAAAAGGAAAAGGTTCACCAGGCACTGATTATACTAAGGGTAAGCAAGCTCCAAATTTTAAAAAATCAAAACGTAAAAGTCCAGGTCGTCCTACTATGACTTCTGTGGTAGCAAAAGCACCTAAGCCTAGAAATAAAAATGTTACTAAAAGACCTACTAGACCTTCTAGTCCAAGTATGACTTCTATGGGCGCAAAGAAAAGAAAAGCTACAAATAGTGGTACTTCTAGAAGGCCTAAAAGACCTAGTAAACAAGGAAGTTTTGGTCGATAGATGAGAGCTTCTCGTGGAATGGGGGCAATACTAAAAAGCAAATGTTGTAGTAAGGTATTGTCACGCCCCTCCGCCTGTGCTTCTAAACCTAAGAAGTCATATAAAAAAGGTGGGACTGTAAAAGATGCATGCTATAAAAAAGTAAAGGCTAGTTATAAAGTCTTTCCTAGTGCTTATGCTTCTGGCGCTATTGCTAAATGCAGAAAGAAAGGTTAAGTAGTGGCAGTCCGAAAGACAGATAAAGGAGCCGCTTTAAAACGTTGGTTCAAAGAAGATTGGAAAGATGTAAGTACGGGTAAAGCATGTGGAAGAAAAAAAGGTGATGGACGCAGTACACCTTATTGCAGACCCAGTAAACGAGTATCTACTAAAACTCCAAAAACATCTGGAGAAATGACAGCAGCACAAAAGAAGTCTAGGATTGCTCAAAAGAAAAGTCTTGGACAACCAGCGGGCAAACCACGTAGAGTGGCTTCCCTTACAAGGAGAAATACAGTGAAGAAGATGAAAGAAGGTGGTATGCTAAAAGCAGTACCCGAAGATAAGAAAAAAAGCTTAGGTAAATTACCTACTCCAGTCCGTGAAAAAATGGGCTTTATGAAAGAAGGTGGATCAATACCAAGGGCACAAAGACAAACAGCTCCAACATCAAGGGCACAAATACAAAGAGCTCCAACATCAAGGGCACAAGGACAAAATCCACGAAGACTCTCAAAAGAAGAAATGTTAAAGAGGAGAACAGAAGCGAGAAGAGAGATAAACAAAAAGAATACAATGCCCAGGCCCGAAAGAAGATATCCAGTCAGTCAAAGAAGAATGAAACCAATGAAACCAATGAAACCAATGAAAGAAGGTGGTGAGGTAATTGTAGATAGACAATATCTTAAAGGTAAATAATAATGGCTACAACGAATACACATGCATTTAATTTAGATTTAAACCTACTCGTAGAAGAAGCATTTGAAAGATGCGGAGCAGAGTTAAGAACAGGATATGATTTAAGAACAGCTACTCGTAGCTTAAACTTACTAACTATTGAATGGGCTAACCGAGGAATCAACTTATGGACTGTAGAGACAGGAACCATACCGTTGGTCGCAGGAACAGCCACTTACAATTTGCCCGCAACGACCATTGACCTCATGAGCCAAGTCATAAGAACTGGGACAGGAACGACTCAGTCTGACATAGCTATTACTAGGGTGTCAAATCCTACTTATGCATCTATCCCAAGTAAGAATGACACGGGCAGACCTATACAAATATATCTTGATAGACAAGCAGAGATTCCTAAAGTGACTATGTGGCCTATCCCTAATGACGCAAGTTATACCTTTGTGTATTGGTTCTTAAAAAGATTAGACGACGCAGGTACTGGGGTAAATACACAGCACATACCATTTAGATTTTTACCTTGTTTAGTTGCGGGACTCGCCTATTACTTGTCTATAAAGATACCAGAAGCAGGACCAAGAATACCAATGTTAAAAGCAGAATATGAAGAGCAGTGGCTACTCGCTTCTACAGAAGACAGAGAAAAAGCTACATTATCTATAACACCAAGAAGTTCTTATGTCTGATAAAAAGAAAAAAGGACTTGGCGTTTCTGGAGGCTACCACGCTACTCAAGATGGTATAGGTGGCAGCGGAAGAGTAGAATTTGTTTATAAAAATGGAAAAGTTATAGCAGTTCCGTATGTAAGTGGCTCGGCTTCTAAATCATTTAAGAAAGGAAAACCGCATACTGCTGTTGATAGAATGGGTGTTGATGCAGAATATAAACCAACAAAAAATTCTTTTATTAGGGCAGCAGCAAGTACAGACCCTAAAGGAAAGGATAAAAAGGCTCTGCTTGAAGCAGGGTTTACGTTCAAAGAAGGCGGAATGATAATTAAAGACAGACAATATTTAAAGGGGAAATAAGATGGTAGCAGCAATAAGTATTCCTTTTAAAATAGCGGGAAAAGCATTAAGCAAAAAGAGCCTTAAAAAAGGTGCTAAAAAATTAAGTAAACAAACTGCTGCAGAAGAAGCTGCTATGAAACAAGCTGAAGCAGTTCAAAAAGCTTTTCGAGAAGCAGAAGCAAAGTACCCAATGACCGGATTAAAAGAAGGCGGTATGATAATTAAAGACAGACAATATTTAAAAGGAAAATAAGATGGGACTATTAAAAGAAGGGTTAAAACTTGCAGGAAAAAAGGTAACAGATTATGGTAAGAAAAGGGATTTAAAAAAGGCAAAGAAAAATGAAGAAAGTATGAAAGCTTTTATTGAAAAAACTGTTAGTAAAAGCCAGGTTAAGAAAGACAAAGAATTTGATAATATGTATGAAGAATTAATGCCATCAGTTATTAAAAAGTTTAATAATTCTCCTAGAGGTAAATCGTTTATGAAAGAGCAATTAAACAAAAAGGGATTTAAAAAAGGAGATCCCCTTTATGAAAAAGTAATTAAAAAGGGTATGAAAAAAGGTGGTATGGTTAAAAAATGTAGAATGGATGGTATCGCCCTTCGAGGTAAAACTAGGGCTAAAGAAAGAAGTAAATAATGAGCAACAAGTTTACAACTAATAAGAACGCTATTGCAGACTGTGATGTATGTGGATTTCAGTTTAAGTTAAAGACTTTAAAAAGTTTATTTGTAAGAACGACACAAACGAATATACTAGCATGTAATGAATGTTGGAATCCTGACCAGCCACAAAACTTACAAGGAATGTATCCTGTAAGTGATCCACAAGCTGTAAGGAATCCAAGACCTGATCAAAGTTTTAATAATAACAACAAGACTGGGTCAAGAGATATACAATGGGGGTGGGACCCTGTAGGCGGAGCAAGACCTCCAGCTAACGAATTAACCCCTAATACTTTAGTAAGCCCAGCAGTAGTGGGAACTTTTGTAATAACAATAACCTAGGAGAAAAAGATGTCTAAAGAAAACGAAACAAGAAAGCCTAAATTTGATGGTATTTACACACAGCCTCAACTTGTGCCTGTACCTAATTTTGCTGGTTATCCAGAGAAAAATGTTAAAACAACAGGTGTAGAAACTCGCGGCAATGGTATAGCTACTAAAGGTACTAAAGCTCGCGGTCCATTAGTATAAGGATAAGCAATGACTTACGCAGAACTAGTAGCTCAAATAGGGTCTTATACAGAAA